TGGGTCGGTTTTTGATTCTAACTCTGCAAAATGTGCCATGTTTATTTTCCTCCGTTATAAAAAAATTCTGTTATGCTTCACCTATTGTTAAAGTTCCTGAAGCTGTAAATTTAGCTATTTTATCTCCACCAGGATGTGTTGATAATGTTCTTGCTGGTGTTGGACTACCTGTTAAAGCAAATTCACTAGGTACTCTTACTATAACAATACCTGAACCACCATTCCCACCAAGACCTGGTGTACCTGGTGATCCACTAACTTTATTACCAGCTCCACCTCCACCACCAGTGTTTGTAGTTCCTGCTTGTGCTGGGGTTGAAGCGTCAGTTGTTCCATCACCTCCACCGCCTGCTCCACCATCTCCATGATTAGGGCTTTGTGATGATCCAGCTCCAGCCCCTCCTCCACCACCAGCGTATGATGTATCTGGCCCTAAAATTGTATTTGGTGCTCCAGCACCTCCATCTCCTGAAGATCCATTACCACCCTGTCCTCCAGATGCGGTTGCTCCACCACCACCTGTTCCATCGTAAGGATAACCATCTCTTGAAGCAGGATGCACTGAACCCCCTGGATTACCTTGAGGTGGATCTGTTGGGGGAGTGTTACCAAAACCTCCACCATAATCTCCACCAGGTGAAAAATCATTTTCATTATCAGAAGATTGCACACCTCCACCAGAACCTCCAGCTAAATCAGACTGATTTCCTTGTGCATAACCAGCTCCACCACCTGTTGATGTTATTGTTGAAAGTGTTGAGTCTGATCCCTTTGAACCTGTATTTGCATATGGACTAGAAGCACCTGCATTTCCACCGCCTCCAACTGTAACTGTATAACTTCCTAAACTTAAACTTAATGCTGATCCTCTTAATGGACTTGGGCCATATCCTGATGCACGATAACCACCTGCACCTCCACCGCCAGAAGCTCTTATTTGACCATCTGGAGCATGATATTGATTAGTACCACCGCCACCGCCACCAGCAACTACTAGATAATCTACTGATGCTGTTCTTGATATCCACTCTGAATTCTTTACTTGATCGAAATGTTCATTTATTGTCCATCTACCTGATGCACATTTTGGTACTGTTTCTTTTATAACTACAATTCCTGATCCACCACTTCCTGCACCATTACTACCACCACCTGGACTTTGTGTAGCAACACCACCTGCACCATCTCCACTATTAGCACCAGCATCTTTACAAGACGTATGTCCTGGTGTTCTATAATTTCTTCCTACACCTCCAGCAGCATATGTTACATTTGATCCTGTAATATCATTTGGTGCACCAGATCCACCTGAAGTTGCTGGAAAACATTGTCCTCCATAAGCATTACTACCAGGTGATGGTGAAACAGATGGTGTAGCATTTGATCCTGTACCTCCTGCTCCGCCACCTCCACCGCCAGCCCAAAAAATACCATATGCAGCTGCACATGCAGGTGGGTTATTTAGTCCACCACCAGTGCCACCATTATTTCCTTGAGAAGGACTTGTTGGAGGAGTATTACCTGATCCAGCAGTATTACCATTAGTACCAGCAGGGGTTGTCCACCCTCCGCCTCCACCACCAGATCCACCATTTGCTCCATTTGCTCTTGATTGACATTCACCTAATGATCCCCAGTTACCACCACCTCTTCCACCACCATTGGATGTCATTACACATGCAATAATTGAATTTGATCCATTAGCACCATCAGTGCTAGGCCCTCCACCAGATCCTCCTGCACCAACAGTAATTGCCATTGGTGAATTAGGCATAGAAACACATGTACTAGTTCGGTAGCCACCGCCACCGCCACCGCCTCCTGCGATTCCTCCACCACCGCCACCTCCGCCAGCTACTACCATTATTTCTGGTACAGTTGCTGTACAGTTTGTTTTTTGAAAAGTGCCTGACGATGTAAATGTCGTGGTTTTAGTAGATGGTGTACATACTACTTTTATTGGGCCTATGATTCCGCCATTTGCCATGAATTATGTTGCCTCCTA